CGTTTACCTCCAACGAAGTCATTGATGCAGCACAGGCGGCCCAGCGTGCAACATTACAAAGTTCGCAGCCAATTTCAGAACAGGCGGCTACTGGACTAGCTGGATTTGTAAGAAACGAATACCAAACTTTTAAACGCCATCGCGATAACTCTGGCTCCGGGTGGAGTAATCGGTTGTTATCTGCTTTGATGATGTTTAATGGGCAATATGAACCCAGTAAATTACAAGAGATTGCTAAATTTGGAGGTTCACAGGTATATGGACGTTTGGTCGCTGGTAAGGTTCGCGGGGCTTCTAGCCTTCTACGTGACGTATATCTTAATTCGGATCGCCCTTGGGGGCTAATTCCTCCCGCCGAGCCGGAAATACCTGTGGAGGTAATTCGGGCTATTTTAAATAAGGTTCAGATTGAAGTAGCTGACGAAGAAGAAAGTGGCGGCCAAGAGCTTGATGCGACTGCGATCCGCGACCGAACGCTTTTGTTAGTTGAGCAAGCTAAACAGGCAGCAAAACGCAAAGCACAGCGCCGTACTAAATTAGCTGAAGATAAACTTGATGATCTTCTACAGAAGGGTGGGTTTTACAAAGCATTAAGTGCATTCTTAATGGACCTACCGCTGTTTCCCTTTGCATGTATTAAAGGGCCTACAGTACAGATCGTACAAGAAATTGACTGGATCAATGGTAAGCCAGTTCCAAAAGACGTACCGCGCCTAACATATAATCGCATTTCGCCATTTGATATTTGGTTCACGCCCGGTGTATCAGATATTAAAGATGCTGCGGTTATTGAACGTATCCGTATGACAAGGGCTGATTTAAACCAGCTACTTGACCTTCCGGGGTACAACAAAGAAGCCATTGAAAATGTGTTACGTTTCTACGGCCCCGGTGGCTATGTAGATGATTGGGATGGTACAGATAGCACAAGGGCTGAATTAGAAAGCCGCGAAAACCCGCAATGGAACCAGTCTCGTTTAATTACGTGTTATGAGTATCATGGCAATGTTCAGGGGTTAATGCTGTTACAGAGTGGCATGGACCCTGAATTAATTGATGACCCATTGCGTGACTACGCGGTAGAAGCTTGGATTATTGGGGCGTACACTATTAAAGTACAGCTTTCTCCTAGTCCCCGCCGCCGCCATCCATATTGGATTACGTCGTTTGAAAAGGTACCGGGTACCCCCGTAGGTAACGCCCTGCCGGATATGTTAGCCGATTACCAAGAAATGGCAAATGCGGCGCTTCGCAATCTTGCTAACAACATGGCTATGTCGTCTGGTCCTCAGGTAGTAGTTCGAGAGGATTTACTTTCTGGTATGGAGACCGGCGATGATATGTACCCGTGGAAACGTTGGCGCACTATTTCTGACCCCACTGCTAGTTCTAGTTCAGCTAATAAACCAATTGAATTCTTCCAGCCTGAAAGTCGAGCGCAGGAGTTTTTAGGTGTATACAAAGCTGTTACTGAAATGGCCGATGACGCCTCCGCTATTCCTAGATACTTACAAGGTAATTCCCCCGGTGGTGGTGCTGGCAGAACGGCCTCAGGGCTTGCTATGCTCATGGGCAACGCCTCCAAAATTTTACAAACCGTGGCGGCCAACGTTGATAACGACGTAATCGATGGTGCATTACACGAATTATTAGATTTGGTTTTGCTCACTGATGAAACAGATATGTTAGACGGCACTGAGAATGTAGTGGTCAAAGGTGTGGCAGTTGCTATGCAGCGTGAAACGCAGCGTAGTCGCCAGCTTGAGCTTCTACAGATTACTGCTAACCCGATGGATTTTGGCATTATGGGTCCGAACGGGCGCGCTACTCTGCTTAGGAATGTTTCTAACACTGTGGGTATGCCCGGTGAGGAAATTGTACCTAGCGAAGAAGTATTGCAAGAGCAGCAGGCAATGGCGGCTAAAAATGCTGCTATGAATGGCCAGCCGGGATTTGGTAATTCGCCAACGGAGGATCAGCCTCCCGGTGGTGATGGCGGTAGTCCTCCGTCCCCTACTCAAGATATGGGGCCGAGACTAAATAATACAGGAGCGTCCAGACCCCCAGTAGGGGGCGGCGGCCAGCGGCGTATAGCTGGTGGTGTTGGTTAAACAGAGATAGGAGTTAATATGGCTAAAGTAGTTAGTAAGTCAGCGCCGAAGTTTGTTACTGCTGGCCCGTCGGGCAAAGTTGGTAACCAGAAGCCTTCTGGTCCGCAGATGGCTGGTGTTTCTTCGCAGGAAGGGCATTCGTCGGCTAAGTTTGCCTCCGGGGGTAAAACTGGTGGCATGGCTGGTCATTCCGGTGCGGGTACTATTAAGCCGGGTGAAACTGGGAACCCGATGAATGGTGGCACTGGCGGATGGGCTAAGGGTGGTGGTAGCTCTGGTGGCTACCGCCCTTCGCAGGCTGCACAGGGCGGCAAAACTTCGGCGTCATAACATGGCACAATTCGGGAATTTTAAAGCTAAACTCCCGAAAGGGCACCCTGTTGGCAAAGGAAGCCAACAGGTGTTGCTCCCTTCTCGGAAAGCACTAGAAAAACTTACGCATGGCACTCCTAAAGATAGGAGTGTTATGTCATTTGCGGCACTTACCCCGTCAGGTAAAAATGCCCCTAAAACTTATCAAGATATTCAAGTTATGGGAGAATTAGGTATTGATTTAAAGAAAGGTAAATAATGAACTTACAATTTTTAATGGATAATGAAGCATTAATCGCAGCATTAAAACACATTAAGATTGCGTCCCCCACGCAGTATTTGGATTTAATGCGTGCATTAGCAGGTAAATTAGATCACGAAACTAAAAATTTATTAGTTGCCCCTCCTGATAAAATTGTTAGAGCCCAAGGCCGAGCGTCTATGCTTTTTGAATTAATGGAGCATATGGATCATTGCGAAGCAAGGCATGTAGCAATTCAGGAATGGCGTCAAAAACAGCCAATTAAGTAAAGGTTAGTAAAATGGACAATCAGCCGGTTAATATTCAGACGCCTCCCGTAGTAGATTATCGCCCGCCCGCAGTGCGCGCCGCCGCGGAACGCGCAGATGCTTTACAGAAAGCATTTATTGCTGACATGAATGGCGAAGTACCCGCAGAGGTAATTGTTACGCCGCCACCTTCGGTGCAGGTACAAATTCCCGTTGTCACACCGCCGCCCGCAGATCAGCCTGTTACTGTACCGGCTCCAGCCCCTGAAATTCAGCGTCCGGCGGCTATGGGACCGATTGATGATGACAGTATTCCTCCGGCGGGTACTACTCCGGAAGTGTGGGAGCAGCGGTTCCGTTCTTATAAAGGCCGTGCCGAACGAACCATTTCTGATACTCGCCAGATGGTTGAGCAATTAACTCAGCGTATTGGTGAGTTAGAAAACCAAATTCAGAATGCTCCTAAAAACATTCCTGTTGTTACCCAGACGGGTAATATTGACCTAACTCAGTTGGGTTTGACGCAGGAAGAAATTGACATGGTAGGCCCTGAGCTATTAACTACTTTTGAAAAGGTTGCGCGCGGTGCAGCAGCGGCGGCGGCCAGCCAAACGGCTGAACAATTACGCCCTGATGTTGAAGAAGCTAAGCGATTAGCTAATCAGCAGCGGGAAGATGCTATGGTGCGTAATTTGGATAGCTATTTAAGTCCAAAATTTGGTGTTAATTTTGAAGAAATTAACAAAAATCGTAACTTTTTAGCATTTTTAAAGTTGACACCGGCCGGTAGTCGTGTTACATTTCATAAGTTCCTATTAGATGCGTGGGCTAAGTTTGATACTCCCCGCGTGTTAGAAATAGTGAACGCCTTCCTTGAAGGCACCCCCGCGCCAGCGCAGGTGGTTCCGCAAAACCCAGCCCCGGTTAATCCGGCTGCTCCTAGGGTTCCGCAGATACCGCTAGCATCGCTCGCCGCTCCGGGTTCCGGCCATGCACCTAGTGCGCCCCCGCCTAGTGCTGAAGCGAAGCAAACCTACACACGCGCTCAAGTCCAAGAATTCTACCGCCAGTGTGCGAAGGGTTACTTGGCAAACGATCCTGCCCAAAAAGCTGCTTATGAAGCTGAGATTGCTTTAGCAGCAGCCGAAGGGCGTATTCATTAATCCGGGGGCCTCGACGTGAAAACGCGATAAGCCCCCAAATAGAGGGGCTTATCCCATGGCATTCGGTTTAGCGGGGTCGATGACGACCCCTCCCATTTACCCCACGGGGTCATCGCAGCCTGCCACCGCTTACTCGGGTACGTTTATTCCCGAAATTTGGGCGGCCAAACTGATTGAGAAGTTCTACGCCGCTACGGTGTTAGCTGCAATCAGTAACACGGATTACGAAGGCGAGATTAAGGCTCACGGCGATAAGGTTAATATTCGCACTAAGCCCACGCTTACTATCCGTGATTATCTCGCCGGTGGCGACCTTACGGTTGAACGCCCTTCTGCCCCGCTGGTTGTCCTTAGCATCGACCAAGGTAAGTATTTCAACGCCATCCTTGATGACGTAATGAAAACGCAGAGTGACATTAATTTAATGTCGCTTTGGTCGGACGACGCCGGCCAGCAGATGAAGATTACGATTGATACGTCGGTTCTCGCTGGTATCCTTAACGGAGCGCAAGCCACTACCAATCGCGGTATTGCTGCCGGTGTAATCTCTGCTAATATTAACCTTGGTGCTACCACTACACCGCTAGAGGTTGTAGCTAACTCTCCTGCGTCTGGTCAGGTCGATGTACTCGACATGATGATGCGTCTGGGGCAGGTGCTTGACGAGCAGAATATCCCCGGCGAGGGGCGTTGGATCGTCATTCCGACTTGGGCTGCTAATCAGATCAAGAAGTCTGAGCTTCGGCAGGCTTATATGTCTGGCGATCAGGTTTCCATGATCCGTAATGGCCGGTTGGGCATGGTTGACCGCTTTACGGTCTATGTGTCTAACTTGTTACCCAACGGGGTAAGTGGTGGTCTGGCTGCTGGTGAGTTTGCAGTGTATGCGTGTACTTCGCATGGGCTGACGTTCGCTTCGCAGATGACTAACATGGCAACTCTGCGGTCGGAGCGCACTTTCGGTACGCTGCTGCGCGGCCTTCAGGTGTACGGATACAAGGTTGTTGACCCGAAGGCGATTGCTCAGGCGATCATCATTCAGGGCAGCTAATAGTTTGGGGGTGGCTGGGGAGAATTAGTTAAGTGCAAACTTGCTGGTTCTTCCTAGCTATCCCCAAAACTTTTGCCCGGAGGGGTAAGTGGCGCTTTTAAAAGTTTCCGATTTCCTGACTGAAGTAAAAAACCTCATACAGGACGTCGACGCCACTCGCTTCGGTGCCGACCGTTATTTTACTGCGCTTAATGTAGCCCTCAGTGAGGGTTATAGAGTTAGGCCAGATTTTTTTAGGTCGCAAACTTGGAACACGATCCCGTCGTATTCCGCTGGTGATGAAAACGATATATTAATCTGGCCTGCTATGTATAAACAGGCCCTGTTGTTGTACATGACTGGTTATCTCGAATTAACAGATGCTGAAGGTAACGAAGATGCTAGAGCGGCTGCATTAATGCAATCGTTCGTATCTAACCTTAAGGGCGGTAGCTAAAATGGCAATGTCAGCTACTACTTTACGCATTTTAAAAGATGCTCAGGCAGATTTGATGGGCGCTTTACCCGAGCAGGTACAAGTTGCGTATTTTAAAACTCTGCGAGAATTCTGTAATTTTACGAATGTTTGGCAGGAAGATATTGATATTCCGCTAATTGTTAATGATGCTTCCTATACATTTGCGCCAGCAGATGGGGGGCAAATTATACGTGTGCTTTTACTTTATAATTCCACTGACCAAGACCAGCGCCCGGTACCCGCCAATTATCAAATGCGCGTGCCGGGTCAGCTTGTTTTACGGATACCTCCGTCACAAGCAGACACATGGGTAATTAGAGTATCTAAGAATGTGGTTGATCCTACTGATGAAGATGGTAACCCTGAAATTCCGGCATCGGCTGAGTGGATTATTGAGCAGTATCAGGAAGGATTAACTTCTGGAATTTTAAGCAAAATGATGGCTGCTAATGGTAAGCCATATTCTAATCCGCAATTAGCTGCATTGCATGGCCGGTATTTCCTCAATGCTAAAATGTTAGCTCGTAGCGAAAGCGTCAAAGGTAGGATTGTTGGGCAAACTAATTGGGCATTTCCGGGCGATGTTTCTAGGGGTTCGCAGCGCAGCGGTGGGAGCATTGGCTAATGGCTATTGTAATCAAACACCCATTTGAATGTTTAAAAAGCGATGGCCCGGATGCTACGCTTGTAAAACCTTCTGATTGGAACCAAGAACACGATATGGAAATGGCCCATAGTTTTATTTTGGGCCGTGAAGAAGGCACTAATGGTAGTGTACAGGAGTTACCTGTAAAAGTTACCTCAGGGGGTGATGTTACCTTTTCGGCTTCACTTGGGTATTTTCTTGGGGCAGTGGGTACTACTGCTCAGCGTCCAGGAACACCGCTTACCGGGATGGAACGGTCCAACATTACCACTACTAAAAAAGAGTGGTATGATGGCGCTGACTGGCGAAATTTAGCAACGGAACCGTATGTAAACACTTATGTACAAACATATGTTGCTAGTATCTTATCAGTACCTTCCGGCTTTTTATTTGGATTACAATTATCAACTTCTTCTAGTGGAGGCAGTGGTACATTTAGTGTTAGCGCAGGCAAAGCAGCGGATAGCACAGCAGCCAGTTTAATCACCCGTGCCGCTATTTCTAAGACCACTAGTGCTTGGGCCGCCGGTAATAACCAAGGTGGTTTGGATGCTAGCACTATTGCAAATAACACTTGGTACCATGTGTATGTAATTGCTAAAGCAGATTTAAGTGTTAGTGATATTATTTTTTCGACTAATGCTTCTGCTCCTACATTACCTACAGATTATACGTTGTTTAGGCGTATTGGTACGTTGCGCACAGATGCTTCTTCTAAGTGGCGTATATTCCTTCAGTTAGGGGATTATTTTTATATACCTGAAGTATTGCAAGCTAGTTATACTGGTGTCTTTACAAATACATTGCAAACACTTGATACTCCCATTGGAATTATTACAAAACCCATTTTATATGCTTATGGGGCAGGCTCTGCTAGTTACGGCGACCTTTATGTTGCTTCAGGATTAAATTCTGCTATTAAAACAGCTTTGATAACTGTGGGGGTCGGAGTTAATGCTTATGCCTTGCGCACTGTCCCAGCAGTAATTCCCCCAACAAATACTTCTAGTCAAGTATATTTTTCTGGTAACATAGCGCCTGTTTTTGAAGTTTATTGTGTTGGTTGGGTCGATCAACGTGGTCGTGAAGGTTAACAATTACCACTGAGGGTAATCCTAGAGTGGTATAGCAAGGAGAGAAAAATGGGAAATGATGTTGGTGGGCCGATTGCAGCCCGACGTGATTTACAGACTGCCCCTTGGGTAGGATCGCCGCGTTTATGTTATATTGGTGGCGTGCCGCCTATTGTTAGCACTGCGGGTACAGATAGCACTCCGGTTGTCACGGAAACCTATATTGGCGAGCTTCAGGTAGCTATGGCTTGTTTAGCTACTGGCCTAGCTTTAATGAATGGTTCCGCTGTAGCTGGTAAAGTTGTTGGCATTCTTTACAATCGTCTTGGGGCTGTAGTTGCTTATAGCGCACTTGCTGGCGTGGATCAGGCTGGCACTGATGCGTGGCAGCGTATTCCGTTTACTACACCTGCAAAGCTTAAGGCTGGCCTGTATTATGCTGGTTTCCAGTTTAATAACACGTCGGCTCGTTTTAATGCGCAGGTGTTTGGTAACTTTGGCGCCTCCAAGAAAACTGGCGAAGTGTTTGGCACTCCTACCGCCATTACTCCGCCGACTACTTTTACTACCAATTTAGCTGCACTTGGCGGCTTATACTAATTACCTTGAAGGTAAAAGGAATTAAACCATGAAACGGCTAATTGCATTATTCTTAGTTTTAATGTTCATTACCCCGGCTTATGCTCAGGATAATGTACGGCCGATTTATGATAATGGGACGGGCGATCGTGCCCGTCCAGTTGACTTAACGCATGGCCTACCAGTACAATTGGCTCCCACCGGGAGTGCAACTACACCTTCAACTAACTACAGTAAATTTTACGGGACTACTACATATACTAAATCAACTATTTCATTAAACGGTTCTTCGCAGACATTGTTAGCTGCAAGTAATACTAGAACAGCCGTAATGATTTATAATCCAACTACGAATTCAAATGTTTGGATTGACGTATCAGGCGGTACGGCCGTTAGTG